AACTTGTCTGGCAAATCCCGACGTATGACGCCAAGGCGGAAGACGACGAAAGCCGGATGGGCGAGGATTACACCGAAACGCAGGCCGAAACGCGCAAGGCGCTGGAAACGGTCCAGATTTGGGAAGTCTATGTCCGCGTCGATATGGACGAGGACGGGATTGCGGAAGTCCATCGGATTGTTTTCGGCGATGGCGCGACGACGACCGACACCAAGTCGGAAGGGGCTTATGTGGTCCTTGGCTTGGAACCGGTGGACGAGGCACCGTACGCCTCTGTCGTGATGGAACGCGACCCGCACCAGTTTGAGGGCCATAGCGTTTATGAAGACCTGCGCGACGTGCAGCGGGTCAAGACGGCGCTTCTTCGGCAGACGCTTGACAACCTGTATTCGCAGAACAACCCGCAGCCGTATGTGGATTATAACCGGGTGGAAAACCCCGAAGCCGTGATGAACGGCAAGTTCGGCGAACCTGTGCTGCTGAAATCCGGCGCAAATGCGGATGAAGTCGTGCAGTGGAAGGTTGTTCCGTTCTTCGCGGACAAGTCCTACGAAATGCTGGGCTACATGGACGAGGTTGCACGCGCCCGCACAGGGATTGCGGATGCATCCGGCGGGCTTGAAGCCGACAAGCTGCACAATATCGCGGCCACCACGGCGCTGCTGGCAACGCAGCCCGCGATTGCCCAGGCGGACGCAATCGTGCGGTCGCTGGCAAACGGCGGTCTGCGCAAGGCGTTCAAGGGCCTGTTGCGTCTGGTCATTGCCCACTCGGACGGGCCGCGCACGGTCCAGATGAAGGGCAAGTGGGTGCAGTACGATCCGACCGTGTGGAACATGGACATGGATTGCACCGTGAACGTCGGATTGGGTGGCGGGACCAAAGAACGCGACATGGCCGTGCTGCAAGTGATTTACGGCTTGCAAAAAGAACTGTTGCTGAGCATCGGCCCGGAAAACCCCTATGTGAAGCCGGATCAGCTTTACAATACGCTGGAAAAGATGACTGAGACGGCGGGCTTTGCGTCTGCGCAGCCGTTCTTTACCGATCCTGACATGCAACAGGTCCAAGCCCAACTTGAAGCGGCAAAGAACGCGCCAAACCCTGATGTCGAAAAGATTCAGGCGCAGGGCCAAGTCCAGATGCAGCTTGAGCAAATGAAGGCGCAGACGACGCTTCAACTCGAACAAGCGAAACTGCAACTGCAAGCCGAATCCGAGCGGATGAAGGCCGAAGTCGCCCGCGACAAGGAAATGGCGCAGATGCAGGCCGATTTGACGGTGAAGCAAAACGAGGCGCAACAGGCGGCGGCGGTCGAACAGCAGAAGATGCAAATGCAGGCCGCGCTTGAACGGATGAAGCTGGACTTTGAACGGGAAAAACTCGGCCAAGACCGCGAAATCAAGCTGATGGAACTGCAAGCGCAGATCGGCATGGCCGAACATTCGGCTGCGACGAAAGCGGCGGAAGACGGGCAACGCAAGGCGGGTGAGGGCAAGTCACTGGACGCTTTGAGTGCGGCGATTGCGGGCATGTCGAAGGCGCGGCGGGTTATCCGCGATGATGCCGGTGAAATTATCGGCGTAGAGCCGGTTAACTAAGGAGCAAGACAATGGCTTTTCAATTTTCGGTAGCGGCACGTAACGCCGCGCTTGATGCAATCGAAGCGGCGACGGGGACTGGACCGACGCTGACAATCCGCACGGGTGCTGTCCCGGCCAACTGCGGTGCGGCGCGGACGGGTACGGTGCTGGCAACGCTGGTGCTTCCTTCGGATTGGCTTGGGGCGGCGTCGAGCGGGTCAAAGACCATCGCCGGTACGTGGCAGGACGCGGCGGCGGACGCCACGGGGACGGCGGCGCATTTCAGCATCGACCAAGGCGCGACTTGCCACCTGCAAGGCACGGTGACTGCCACGGGCGGCGGCGGTGATATGACGCTGGACAACGTGTCGATTGCGACGGGCCAGCAGGTCACTGTCACGGCATTTACCCTGACCGCTGGCGGTGCCTGATGTTCTGGTCGATCTGGCGCGCGTTCTGGGAAGATTTGAACACGCCGGAGAAGTATGCGGCGCAGCCGGTCTTAGGCGTAACCAATCAGACGGGCCATATGGCATTTGCGTTCGTGTGGACCGCTGGAATTGCATCGGCTTGGACACAGATTTTGGGGTGGGTGCCGTCGCTCTGGATTACGGCAAGCGTGGTCATTGCGGGCTATCTGATCGTGATTGAGTTGATCACGCAAAAATGGCAGGGCCGCGATACGATCAGTGACACGGCGTTCTGGTCACTTGGCGCAGTCTTGCCCGCAATCGTGATCAGCCTGACACCATCGGGCCGTTGGATCAGGGTCGAAGAATTGTCATCCGGTTTTCTGTTTTGGCTGGCCTGCGCCACGGTGGCGCTGGTGCTTTATGCTTGGCCCCGCGCGAAGCGGGCCTATGGGGGTGATGAATGAACCGGGAACAGAAAATCGCGGCAAAGGTGGCGGAAGCGCAGTTTGCCGGGATGACGGAATCGGCTGTTGCCGCCGCGCTTAATGCGCCGGACCCGACCTTGACCAAGAAGCGGGTGGATGTTGCGACATCAGAGGCTAGGGAAATTCTGCTTTCCACGGGTGAGTGGGGGGCGGTGGTTCTTGCCGCCGAAAACACTGCGGCCCCGCAACAGGTGCGCGGTGCATGTATCGTTCTGCGCGACACTATTGCCGAAACATCGCTGATCCGGGCCAGTGTCCCGGCGATCTACAACGCGACGGCAACATTGCTTGGCGGGCTTACTCCCGGGGTTCTGACCGAAGGCACCCGCGATGCGCTGATGGCACTGGCCGATGTGCCGCAGTCGTGGGCTGAGCAGCAAGGCGTGGGCACGGTCGAAATCCGAGATATTGGCATTGCACGGGGGAACAACTGATGGCTGTCGCAAAATGGGCAACGCCCGGTTCAAGGGTGGCTCTGGCCGGGGCCGCGCTGAACAGCCTGGCAAACGGCAGCGAAAGCGCCTTCATCGGCCATAACAACAGCACGGCGCGTGATCTTTACGCGACTGTCACCGTCAAGCTTGGGTCGCTGAACGCCGTTGCAGGCGGGTCGATCTCGCTGCGCGTCTATGCCGGGGACGGGACCGACACGCCGGATCGGGGGGCAGGGTCGTTCGACACCTACACTGAAGGCTTGGTAACGGGGACTTCGGCCAAGACTGTGGTTTTCCGCATGGTGCGGCTCTATCCGTTCCCCTGCCAGATGACGGTTGTCAACAACGCGGGCAACAGCACCCCGGCCAGCGGCAACGAAATCTACGTCACGCCCTACAACGAGGATGTGAGCTGAGATGCCGCGCGGGGTTTCGCCGCTGGACGAGGCGCGCTTGCAGGGGCGGCTCTGGTCGCCAAACGTATTCCGCCTTGGCGCGTGGTACGACGCCGCCGATTTGTCCACCATTACGACGGTGAGCGGCGCAGTCACGGACTGGCGAGACAAGAGCGGCAACGGACGAAACCTGACTGCAACGGCCACGCAGCGACCGACCTATACTGCAAACGGGTTCAACAATCGGCCTGCGATCAATTATGGAGCGGCACAGAACAACAACAGACTGAGTTGGAGTGGCACAGCATTTAACCCGGTGAGGACTTTTGGCGTTGCCCATTGGGAAGGGCCAAATCCGTTCGCAGCCTATAGTGGGCTGCTGTCATTCAACTACGCCGGGAATAATGACCTTTTTCTTGCAGAACCTTCCAACCAATGGTTTGGGGCGCGTCAGGCTTTTTTGAATGGCAATGATCCGATTGCGACTCCGTTGCCCACGATCCAGTCGCCATTTCTGTGGGGGGACAATGAGGCAGCGAGTGCCGGTAGGACATTTATGTGGATAGGGGCTGACAGAAACGAAAATAACCGTGGTTGGCGAGGAAAAATCGCAGAGGTGGTGATTACGCTTTTTGTGCCAACCTTGCAGGAACGCAGGACCATTGAAGGATACCTTGCGTGGAAGTGGGGCCTTGATGCCAACCTTCCCGCCAACCATCCCTACCGCAACCGCCCGCCCCTGATCGGAGCCTGACATGGCGCTGCGTGGTCGCGTTCCGCGAATTGCGGCGGCAGGCGGCGGTGGCGGTGGTGGCAATATCACCGCCACGGCCTCTGGCATCCTCCCTCTTGGCGGCAACGCAACCGGCGTAGTCAACGTCACCGCCACGGCCAACGGCACACTTCCTCTTGGCGGGTCAGCAACCGGCGTCATTGGCAATGCCCCTGCTACCGCTACCGCGTCCGGCACGCTGCCCCTTGGTGGTACGGCAACGGGTGCGGTCGCTGTATCTGGCCCTGCCGCTGGCACCCTTCCCCTTGGCGGGGCCGCTGCCGGGGCCGTCACCGTATCTGCCGTGGGCAGTGGCACGCTGCCTCTGTCTGGCACCGCTACGGGCGTCATTGGCACCGCGCCGATCACTGCCACGGCTTCCGGGGCGCTGGACCTAGCCGGGACAGCCACGGGCAAGGTCAACGTCAATGGCGCGGCCAATGGGGACTTGCCCCTTGGCGGGACTGCCACCGCAACGGCCCAGATCGGCGCGGTTGCCAGCGGCACCTTGCCACTCACGGGTTCCGGTGCTGGCACTGCGCAGTTTCCCGGTGCCATTGCATCGGGGGTGCTACCCCTTGGCGGCACGGCCACGGGCGTTGTTGTCGCGGGCAGTCTCACGGCGGAATCTATCGCGCAAGCGGTATGGGGCGAAGTGCTGGAAGGCGGATTTACCGCGCGGGAACTGATGCAGATTATCGCAGCGGCCCTAGCGGGCAAAATCAGCGGAGCCGGAACGCCAACCGTGACAATCCGCGATGTCAGCGACACGGCAGACAGGATTGTTGCGACGGTGGACGCCAACGGCAACCGCTTGGCAGTGACAACAAGTGTCTAAATATTTCGGGGGCTACTTTGCCCCGACCTACTTTGCGCGCGGGTACTTCGGCCCGGTAGCGCCGATCCGGATTGTTGCCGATGACGGCGGCGATGTGGTCAAGCGGTTTTTCCGCGACCGGCAGATCAAGGAGTTTGAGGATGCCTTGGCCGCTATGGCCGAGGATGCCCCGCAGGAAGCCGCACAGGCGGCGCTGGTGGCCTTTGCCCCGGTTGCGGCGACAGTGGTCGGGGAAGCGGAGATAGCGGCTGCACGGGCCATTTCTGACGCCCTGCGCACGGCGATGGAACGACAGCGGGGCCACGCGGCCTTGGTGCGGGTGATTGAGGCCGAACTGGCGCGCATTGTGAAGATGCGGCGCAGACGGCGGGATGAAGCGGCATTGCTGCTGTTGATGGAGTGAAGATGCGCAATCCTGTTGTCGTCGCTTACTCCGAAGGTGGCCTATACTCTCCATATAGGGGAAGGCCCGCGCCGATCCGGTTCTATGGCGACCGAACCATAGAGGATGATTTTATTCCTGACATTCAGCGCAAGCGCCTGACGCGCCGTGAATGGCGGAACATCAGGCGAGATGCGCGGGCTGATGAAGTCGCATTGCGGCAAGCGATAGAGGCAGACAGGGCATTGCTGCTTTTGGGGGCGTTATGAAGCCAAGGTATCTTTCCTGCCCGAAAATGCTTTTGAAGCACGCCGAAATGGCGATGAGTCCGTTGCGCCTTTTGCAGGAAGCGCACGCGCTACATGTGGCGCAGAATACGCGAAACGAGTTCTTTGTTCCCAACTACCGGCACTTGGAACGCAATGTGAGCGAAGATGCAAAGCATCTTATCTGGTGCTGAGGCAGAGGCTTTGAAGCGCGCACCTTATCGCCTATCAAACGGCGTTGAGTTGAAAGAGCGGGTTGACGCTTATGAGGCCATTACAGCCGACCGAAGCCTTGTTGCCTTCCACCCGACCCTTCCCGAAGCGGGGCTTACCTTCAAAGGCGTGATTGCCACTATGGGCTATGACAAATCCGCACGGCGCGGCCTTCTTCCCGAATACAAGCGGATGATGAATGAAGGCGGTTCAGGTGGGTACAAAATATGAGCGCCGGTGAAGCCCAATTCCTGCTGGACAGCGAGACTGTCAAAGAGATTTTTGCACAGCTTGAGCGCGATGCCATTGAAACGGCTATCGGCGCAAAGCTGGGCGATGATGAATGCCGCCGCAACGCTTTAGGCGAAGTGCGCGCCATACGGTCATTGAAATGGAAGTTGGAAGCCCTTGTGAGGGCCAAGACCACTCCGGTTTCAAGGGCCGTCGTTTAACCTCACCAGCAAAGGATGCTGAGAATGGACGCAACCGAACAGGTTAGCGAGGACTACGCTTTTGACGACGAGCAGGCTGTAGAAGGCGAGGCCGAGGATCAATCTCTTGACACCCTCGAATCCGCCCTTGATGCACTCGAAGACGACAGCGAACCGGACGGAGAACCCCAGGGCGAAGAACCCGACGCGGAACCGGCGGAAGAAGATGACAGCGTGATGGTCACACTGGACGGGGACGAGAAAGTTACCCTGAAAGACCTTAAAGCCGGGTATTTCCGGCAGAGGGACTACACGCAGAAAACGACGGAAGTTGCGCAGGAACGGAAAGCGGTAGAGGCCACAAAGGCCGCGCTTGCCGAGCGCACATCTGTCTTGGAAACCGCGTTGCAAAACCTTGGCGGGTATCTGCAAGGCTTAATCCCCCCCGAGCCGCCCCTGCAATTAGCGCAGACCGACCCCGGACGCTATCAGTACCAGCGGGCCTTGCGTGAAAACGCAATCGCCGAGTTGGGTCAACTGGTCAGCATCAAGGGGCAGGTCGATACGCATAATCAGGCGGTTTCGGAGGCTGAACTTCGGGAATACCGCGACCGCGAACAAGCGGCTTTGGTGAAAGCCATGCCAGCACTTGCGGACCCGGTGAAAAGAGTTGCGTTTGATCAGTCGGTAAAGGTCGCCGCGAAGGCGTTTGGATTTACCGATGATGAAATCAGCGCAACCGCCGATCATCGCATATTGCGCCTCGTTCACTTCGCCCGCTTGGGTCAGAAGGCCGAGGAAAACCGCAACAATGCGAAGAAGCGGATTGAAACCCCGAGGATGGGAAAGGCCACACCGGCAATCGCGCCGGTGAATGCAGCCCAAGAAAAGGCAAAGCGACGCCATGCGCAAATCGGCACAATCAAGTCGGCGCTTGCAATCGACTTCGACTGATCGTGCCTACCCATGAGGTAGTGTTATGGCTGTTATTACCAACACCTTCACCACGGCCAGCCCGAAGGGCAACCGTGAATCCCTTTCCGATGTGGTGACTCGCATCACCCCGGAAGACACCCCGATTTATTCGATGATCTCGAAGGAATCGACAACCTCGATCTTCCCGGAATGGGAGATTGACACACTGGCGGCACCGGCTGCAAACGCGCAGCTTGAAGGTGACATCTACACCTTCGCCGCCATTACGCCTGTGACCCGTGTGGGCAACTACACGCAGATCATGCGCAAAGACTGGGTTATCTCCAAAACCCAGCAGTCGGTGGACAACGCGGGCCAGGCCGAACAGGAAAAAACTGTCAAGCTGAAGCGCGCCATCGAACTGAAAAAAGACACGGAACTTGCCATCATCAGCAATGCCGCGTCTGTCGCTGGTGCAACCCGCGTGATGGGTGGCCTGCCGTCTTGGTACGCCACGAACGTCTCGCGCGGTGCGGGCGGTGCAAACGGTGGTTACAACACCGGCACCAAGCTGACCGTGGCGGCTACGACCGGCACGCAGCGGGCCTTCACCAAGGCACTTCTGGATACGACGATGCAAGCGTCCTACGTTTCGGGCGCGAACATCAAGTTTGCGGTTGTGTCGCCTTACGTGAAGTCGGTTTTCGTCACCTTCATGTCGGATACCAACGTGGCCCCCTTCCGCATGGCGGTTTCTGCCGACAACAAGCGCACCATCATTGCGACGGCGGACTACTACGAAGGCCCGTTTGGCCGGATCGCGGTTGTTCCGAACCGCGTCATGGCGACTTCGGCGGCTGTTGCCCGTCGCGTTCACCTGATCGACGACGAAATGCTTGCGATGAAGGTTCTGCGCAAAATCGCGTCGGACCCGGAAGTGACGACCAATGCCGACTCGAAGGCGGGCGTCATCATCGGCGAGCACACCCTCTGCGTCAAAAACGAGGCAGGCTTGGGCAGCGTCGAAGACGTGTTTGGGCTGACCGTTTCCACCTAATGACACCGGGGCAGGCTTCACGGCCTGCCCTTCACTCTTATCAGGAGCGCCCCAATGGCGACGAAAGAAACCACCACCCCCGTTCTGATGAAATACGCCTACTGGCCGGAAGAAGACGTTCGCGTTGACGCGGGCCAGGTGATTGAACTGCCGCTTACCCAAGCCAAGGCGCTGATTGCCGCTGGCAAGGCGGAAAGGGCAGACGCTTTTCCGGGTGAAAAGT